GTTATATATCCCAGAATCTGATAATTTCTCAGGCTTGACACCTGTCTTCAGTTTTGCATCGCTCACAGGTTTGGTGATGGTATGCAGCCATGCATCGAAGTTGGCAATGTTTTCCACCGTCACATCTTGCCAGCGATTCATGCGCCCATATTCCGTCAGTCGGGTTATGAGTGGATTGTAATGCTTTGTCGTACCATTCGACACTCCGAGCAGTGGAATCTGTTTCTCGCACCAGATGATGAACGTCGGTTCTTCCTTCGATAATTCTACATGCTGCCACACCATTCGTTTTACACTTTCCACGTCAAATTTTACATTCTGTTTTACACAATCGTTGGCGTAGCGGTTCACTTTCTCGAAAATAATGGCCAAGCGTTCGTTCAAAACGTCTGCATCCTGACGGTTGACCACGCGATCCGTAGCCCATTCATTCTTACACACGCGCACGCCGGTACTTATATATTTCGTAACCCTATCGATGGTTACGCGCACTTCTATGTAGCCTTCACGGGAGCGTGAGGCGGTTTTTCTTCTGTCAAATATTAATTTTGTCGTTATCATGTATTGTTTGTTTTACACTCCGTTTGGCGCGTTGTACATTATGTGTAAAACATTCCGTATCAAAACGGCTCAAAACGGCTTATTTTGTAATTTTTCTCTCTGTCAGATTTAGGGCTAAACCCCTTTGTATTTACGGGGGATGCCGTGATTTTAGGCATAATCCCGCGTTTTCGCTGTGTGATCCGTTTGGGGTTATGCTGGATTTGACGACTTTGCCTTTATATAGTGAGGTTAACGCGATGGTATTAGTTGGCGAGGTGTAAAACATATGTAAAACACCGGCCAAAATCAAGGTTAAACTCAGTATATATATAAAGTACGTCATACGTGCGCGGATGGCTTGTCTTTCTTGTCGGCGATTCCCCTGGGGAATGGGAAATCCTTAAATAATTCTTCATCCTTGGTGGCGTGGACTTGCTGCTGGAGGATGTCGATTTGTTGGCGAAGGGCGGCAATGAGTTCGTCTTTCGCCTGAATCTGTTCGCGGAGTGAAGCGATAGTTTCTTCTTTGGCCGCGATGGTTTCGTCTTTGGCAGCGAGTGCGGAATTGACAAGACTCGACTGATCAATAGGGCGATTTTGTTTTTCGATTTCCTCGGACTTCACATCTTCCTCTATTGTCAGGAGTGAGCCTTTGCCCGTCAATAGATAGTCGATATTAAATACGCCAGGAAAAGCACCGCATATCTTTTGAAATAGATTCTTTGTAAGATATGCTTCATTCCCATTCATTGCTGATGATAATGCAGGCCGAGTAATGCTGATTGCTTCGGCAAAATCTATCTGTGTATGTATGCCATAATGGGCGCGTAAATGGTCATACACTTCTTTTAATCTTTGTTGCTTTGTTGTCATAACCTAAAACATCAAATTCTTAAAGTTTCTTAATTTATTACATAAAGTTATTATAATATGAATTATTTGTTTTATATTTGCACCCGAAATTAAGTAAGTAACAATCGGGCATAGAAATAGCCGTAGACGTTAGAAACGCCTTTGCATACGGTGATAGGTTGCAAATATACGGCTTTTCTCCCGATTATCAAACAAAAGTGTATTATAATTAAGTAAGTTTAAGAAATGGAGGTACAGGAGAAAGTAACAAGAGCAGAGTTGATTGCGATGCACATCGGGCAGACTCGAATCATTCATCTTGCCGAAAAGAGCAAGATAGAATCGGCTCGTCAGACTGTCAGACAAGTCGCTTACGAAAAGGAGATGGAGTTCACCTTCAAGCCTGACAGGGATGCGGTGGCTGTAAGTATTACAAGGACTAAATAATAATAGGAACGATGGAGAGAGAGTTAATTCAATTTGGCGAAAGCCAACAGACGATGAGCAGTTTAGAGATTGCTAAACTGACTGGTAAGCCACACAATGACGTGTTGAAAGCTATCCGTGCGATGGAGCCAGCATGGGAGAAAGTACAAGGGGGAAAATTTTCCCTCTCGTCAAAAATCTACGATTTACCCAATGGAGGACATAAGGAACAGCCATACTATGAACTGACAAAGACTGAGTGTCTTTATGTTGCCACGAAGTTCAACGACGAGGCCCGTGCAAAGTTGGTCATCCGTTGGGAAGAACTGGAAAAGAAATCACGCGAGGGAATGATTGCACTTCCAAACTTCACCGATCCTGCCGAGGCTGCAATGGCATGGGCGAAAGAATACAGAGAGAAGAAGGTGCTGGCTATCGAGAACGATTCCCTGAAGATTGAAAACAAGATACTCGAAAAGGAGAATATCGAATTGGCTTCTGAAGTGCAAGAGTTGAAGCACGACAGAAACTACCTCGACATCATCATGCGGTCACGTTCGTTGATGACCGTCTCGCAGATAGCTCAGGACTACGGTATGAGTGCAAAGGCATTCAATCAGCAGTTGGCTCAGATGGGCATCCAGTATAAGAACAATGAGCAATGGATTCTCTATTCACGCTATAAGGATTGTGGGTACGTTTCGAGCCGTACCATCGATATTACACGTTCAAACGGTATGCCAGACGTGGTAATGCATACCGAGTGGACGCAGGCTGGCCGTCGTTTCCTCTACGAAGAGTTAAAGAAGCGTGGTATCATTCCAATGTTGGAAAGGGACTGAATATGGATAAGGTACACGTTGATGCTGTCACCAAGCATATTGATGATATGATTTCCAAGCTGAATCTCATAAAAGAGATTGTGAAGTCTAACAATGATACTATCGAATCTCTCAACGAAACGATTAAGTCTCAAAACGAGACAATAAAACTACTGAAGGAGTTGAATAAAAAATCATCTTAACAATGGATTGGAAACTATTGGAGGCGAAGATCATAGCGGCTGTGTCGAAGGTGGCCAAGCAGCACTACGAGGTCTACGAAGAGCGATGGGTGACGGATGAGGAATTGTGTGAGCACGTTGGTCTGATGACGAAGCGGTGGCTGCGTGAGAATGGCTACCTGTTGCCACGCACTCCGATGGCTTGGAAAGACAAAGACGGAATTGAGCATACCAGCAAACAATACTTGTACCCGCTTCATCGGATATTGGCGATGGTAGAGGATGGCAGGATCAAGCGGCTGGGATATGACGAGAAAGTTGCATAATGAGGTTAACACGATAAAATTACAGGTTTTTCAAATCATGCCAGCAGCGGCTGGAGTCATAGAAAAGGATTTTTAGTTATTCATAGATTGTTGTCCTGCCCGCTGTGAAGTTCGCAGGTTTCAAAAAGAACCAAAGGAAGAAGGAATCAGGATAGACATTATTTGGGAAAGTAGCTATAAGAGGGTAGGCCCTCACTGGTTAGAGCGACGTTTTGCACGTCAGGTTGCGGGTTCGAGTCCCGTCTTTCCCACAAACAATGAAAGGAGATAGTTCTTTGACATCGTGGACACTGGTGATACACCAGATTAAATATCAAAAGAAGAGACCGGGGAACCCATGCGGCGGTTAGTAGACAAACGAACACCGATGGCACGCAAAAAAGCCGTGAGGCAGACGACGGGAAGGCCCCGAAGGGAGAGATACTGACGAGTCAGCGGAAAGACCCTGCCAATAAAGGCTGCAACACAAAGGGCAGCGATGTTAAAGGTCGGAAAGCAGTAACGGACGGTTAAGTCTCTCCAGGACATGTAAGACATTAATGCGGCCACCTCTTATGAGGCGCGTGATTACCCAAGCCACTAACGCAGAGGGGTGTCTATACACAAAGCAATAAATCTTACTTTCCATATTGCATTTGATTTGTGGAGTTCGGTATGTCCGATAAGGCAACCGCTACCGCACAAATTCGAAATTCAAATATTAATTATCCTTTAGATTGTTGCTTCAACAATAGCGAACGGTGCTGAGAGCCAGGTCACGCTGGCCGCTCCATTTTTAATCAGATGCAGAAATAGAAAGAATCAATATCAACAATCAAAATCAAATGCAATTATGAAGAATTTATCAGAAACATGTGAGCGCGATCCTCGAAAGGACGCAATTACGAAAGAAGACTGGGTAGTTTATGGCATTGTGGCCCCGATAGTGTTCATGCTGATATTAGGTGTCGGCGAGGTGATAGGCAGATTGTTCGGGTGATGCTATGGACGAGCGATATACCAACCGTGGCACCATCATGAAGATGGTGCTTTCGCCTGGTGCGCGGATTGAGAATCGCGGTACCATCATGCACTTGGATGCTGATGCTGTGAGCGATGTTACCATCATCCAACACGGCACCATCATGCATGCCAGCGGTTGTACGGTCATAAAAAGCACGGGTTCGCTTCATACGGATGCTGTGAAAGAGGTAATTCGAGAGGTGCCGCGACAGGAAGACTTGGAGCGCATCAGTAAGTTGTCGGTCGAAAATTCCAAACTCAAAGCGCAGATTGAGACGCTTCGCACCAGCCGACAACCGAAAGATGAAGACATCTATTGGGGCCGCAAGCGCATCAAGCAACAACGAGAGACTATCGAAAGGCTGACTCACACTGTTGACTTTCTGAGGGATAATATAAAATCGAGGGATGGTGTCATTGAGCGACTTGAAAAGGAAATTGAAAGACTGCGAAGCCGCGAATACGTCAGACGCGTGGAGATTGAAAACGAAAGCCTACGCCAGGATGTCAGCTATCTGAATGGCGTGGCCAACGACCTTCGCAATGAGGTGGCCGAACTTCAGCAGCAGCTCGAAGCCAGTGACCGCCAGCGGTTACTCGACACCATCGAAGAGCTTCAAGACAAGCTGACGTGTGCCAAGAACCGCGAGACGGTCATGAAGTTCAAGGCGCGTGATGCCGAGATGCAAGCCTACCGAGCGACACAGCAGGTTTGGGATCAATACAAGCCAACCAAGGAGCAAGTGAAATCATATTTCCGCAAGATCACGAACATGATGGATTGCGAAACGGATTATTAAAAACAATAGCGTATGATTGTCGAAAGCATGACCCATCAAGAGGTGTACAAAGAACTGGATCGTGAGCGCGAAGCAATCACTACATGGTGGCGGTGCAATCTTGCGAAACAAAGGAGACGGGTGCTGAAGTGTACTCGATTCCCATTAAACCTCTGGTTTGACTATACATCTGCACGCAAGAACCGCTATCTGTTCTTTACGCGACTATTCGATAAAAAGATGAAGCGCATCCTGACGGGCATTGCGGTGCCGCGTCTCACGAAAGATGGACTGAACGTCTATACCAGTTGGTTGGCAGACCACAAACTGATATTTCCGATGGTGCTGACTCCGCACATGTTCAAGCGGTATTCAGAACGAGCGGGAGTTGAGAAATCAGGCATAGACTTGGTGAAGCACTACTTTATACATAATTCGCACGGCAAAGACACACGTAACAATCGTGTGATGGCAAAAAGCGTCAGATGGAACGGTGAAGATCATCAGGCTTGCTGCGTTAACGATGGCGTATTGCTTGGCCAGGTTGTGGATGGTATTTATATCGTCCGTACTTTCATCACCTATGACATGTGTGGTGGTCTTCAGCAGCAGGAGTTTGAGAATTGCCGGAGTCAGATACTCAATGACCGCGAAATGTACGATAGGGCAAAAGAATGTTATAGTATGTGGTAATACATTTTAAAATAATAAAAATTATGGAACAGATCGTAAAATTAACAGGGCGTATCGCTGAAGTATTTCCGGCTCAGTCCGGCACCAGCCAGCGCACGGGCAATCAGTGGATGTCGCAGGACTATCTCTTTGAGTTTTTCACATGGTCAGGGGCACAGAATCCCAACCGCCTTGTGGTTCGCATCTTTGGCGAAGATAACATCAAGCGGCACAATCTTCAGCAGTACGAGGACAACGTGACGCTGACTCTACGACTGGATGCATCGAAGACGAAAGAGGGCGACAGATGGTTTAATGAGGTGCGCGTCACCAATGTCGAGCGATTAGGCCAACAGCAGCCCGCACAGCCTGCTAACGTTCAGCAGCCGACTAATTCACCACAGCCACAACAGAACGTGCCACAGGGAGGCGAAAATCAGGAAGGAGGCGGTGATGGCTTACCGTTCTGATCACGACTATTTCCCACCGACGAAGCCGACGGGATGGAATCAGCGCAACATGCAAATGCCGAATAAGCGTTGGCAGATTCAGCGAAACCAAAAGAGAGGGTAAAACAATCGTCTTTTGACAATTTCGGAAACGTCAAAAGACAATTCTGAGATTGTCAAAAGACAATATAAAAAGGGACTATTATGGCAAAGAAGTATAAACAGCGAGAAATGTCGCACAAGGTGAGAGTTGAGACCGCACCGAACGGCTACTCATTGGACGTGGACGGAAACGGATATATGTATTTCACATTGGCAGAATTGGTGGAGGGTTTCTTCACTCATGTTGGCTTGGGTATCGTTGACTACTGCGACGAACAGACAATGCGCGACCTGATGACCGCTTGTGCAACGTGGCCGAAAGAAGGTGATGCCATCCGCGAGATTGGTGAGAAGCAGAAGGCCATCGATTCGCTCGACCAAGCGCACAAACGAGCGTTGCGCGTCATTGCTCAGATTAAGGCGAGCAATACGAAGCTGGCCGACGATCTCACCAAAACCAAGAAACGGCTCGACTTCTACATTGAGGAGAATGACAAGATGAAAAAGCGCATTTTCCGTTTGGAGAATCCAGATGCACCTGAAGACGAAAAGCCAAAAGTGAACTGGAAGAAAGGTCGCATCCACAAAGATGAAATCGTAGTGGAAATGCCGAAGAAGATAATCAAGGTGAAGCCTGGGCCACCTATCGACAAACCTGCAAAGGTTGAAAGACGCGGACGACCACCGAAGACCAAAGAGCATGAGGAACTGGAACAGAAACTCAAAGCGAAAGGAGTGCTAAAATGACGCGAGTTATGACCGAAGAGCAGAAAGAGCACAGGCGACAGGTGCAACATGCTCGATATGTCCGCAATAAGCCGAAGATATTGGAACAGCAGCGCATCTATCGTGAGACGCATAAGCCAGAAATAAAAGCCAAGCGTCAACAGCGGGAATTTGAGAAACGTTATCTCCAAAAGCCTAAGACGAAGCGAGACAAAAAGGAATACGACCACGCATACTATTTAGCACACCGCGAGGAGATATGCGCAAAAGCAAGATTGAGAAGTTATGAGCGAAGAAAGCAACAACATACCATTGGCACCACTCCCTGAATTGCCGAGTGAGGAAGACGCGAGGCGCGAACAGATGAAGGAAATCGAGCCGTATCTATTGGACGCACGGGAGAACTACCCAGAGCCTTACTACCTGCTCGAATACAACGGCGTGCCATTCTCTACCATCGGCGGTATTCAGGCCATCAGCGGCCAGAAGAAGAACGGTAAGACGTTCCTGCTGGCGCAACTGATGGCGGCTGTGCTGGGATTGGATAGCAATCGGGTGAACACCTATCTGCCAGGGCTGAAAGTGCCTGAGCGCACACTTGACAAACTCGGACATTTGCCGACAGTGCTCTATGTCGATACTGAGATGGAGAAACTAAACTCGGCGAAAGTGCTGCGGCGTGTTCATTGGTTGTGCGGTTGGCAGATGGATGTGCCTAACGAGCGATTTCACGTCCTGTGGCTGCGAAGTATCACCGACACGAAGGATCAGTACGGTGGTGTGACCGAACGGGCCTGTGACCATCGCTATCGGTTGATCAAGCAAGCCATCAACATTCTGCATCCTGATGCGGTGTTCATTGATGGTATTCGTGACATCATCGGCGATTTCAACAACAATGAGGAGTCGAGTTCATTGGTGACCGACCTCATGGCGTTGGCCGAGTCGAAGAATATATGTATCTGGAACACCCTCCACATGAATCCTCGACCAAAGAACGACGACGAATCGAAGATGCGCGGACACCTTGGAACGGAGCTCGGTAACAAGATCACCGACACACTCATCTGCATCAAACACAAGCAGAACGGCAATGTGTGGTTTACGGTCAAACAGGACGACGCTCGCGGCAAGGACATGGAAGATTGGGAATTTGTAGTGACCAACGCTGCCGGTGCCTTGGGCGTGCCTCAGATGCGGGCTGTGGCCTCAGACCAGGACATCGCCGATGCAAAGATTCAGCAGCAGCGACAGGAAGCCGACGACTACTTCAAACTCTACAACTGGACGGCTGGTGGTGCTACTTATACCGACCTCGAAAACTTCCTAAGAGCAAAGGGAGTGACGAGCAAGCGCAAGTTAGGAACACTCTTCGATATTGCCAAGGAAGCAGGCATCATCTACAAGTCGGAGAATCGCAAGTACCATTACGCCGGACTGAATCGTGAGATACCAAATGACGAGCCTGAAAGCCTGCCATTTGAAAGACAGAACGACAACGAAAATAACGACTTCTGATGGATAAGACGAAAGACTATCTGAAAGATTATCCTTGGCCGGAAAAAGGTGCGAGGTATTCGGAACTATCACAATGGCTGAAAGAACATAGCGGTTACACCAGCAACAGAGTGACCGACATGATCATCAAGCAAGCCATCCTTAACGGGACAGTGACAAAGAGGTTGAACACTCGAAGATATTATCCAGTCATTCCCCGTTAGTCCGCTTTACCCCCACCCCCAAATAATTATATTATTATTTGGAGGGTGGATGGTACACGTACACACGGGCGACGCGCGTACACGCACGTTATCTCTCACACAGAATATTTTCTTTTTTTTTACGCTACGAACCTATGGCGCAACACATCGACAAAATCACAGAAGACAAAATCAAGGATGCGGCAAACATCGTGGATGTTATTGGCGACTTCCTCACGCTCAAAAAGCGTGGTGTGGAATACGTTTGCCTTTGCCCGTTTCACGATGACCACACGCTCGGCAACTTCTCGGTCAACCCGACAAAGAACTGCTACAAGTGCTTCTCGTGCGGTGCCGGTGGCGACGCGGTGAAGTTCCTCATGGAGTATCGCGTCTCACGGCTGAGTTATCCAGATGCGCTGCGCTACCTGGCGAAGAAATACAGTATCGCGGTGCCTGAAGATGGTGACGACGAGCGATGGAAGCACGTCAAGCCAGCCAAGCCGCGAGAGATTATGGAGGTGCATAAAGACCTGATGGTGATGCCACGCTCGACGGTGCTGACAACGGCGAAGAATCAGCAGTTGAACACCTTCATCGACTGGTTCAGGCATCTGCCTTGGTCAAACGACCCAGTAAACAATCAGCAGGCGAGAGTTGAGCATACGCTTTGGATGTACTGCGTGGGGCCTTGGATAGATGGTCGTGTGTGCTTCTGGCAAATCGACGAACAGGGACGGCCACACGGCGGCAAACTGATGCGCTACGGCAATGATGGTAAGCGTGTGAAGACCGAGAACCCAGGTTGGATGCACAACCAGAAAGGCATCCGCGAGCAACTGGACTTGGAACACAACGAATATCGTGCCACACTCTTCGGACTCCACTTACTGAATCGCTACCCAAACGCGGCGGTGAATATCGTGGAATCAGAGAAGACGGCACTCATCTGCGCCAACGCCTACGGCAAATCAGAAGAGTCGCTGTGGATGGCGTGCGGTGGTTTGAAGTTTTTGAAACTTGAAAGCCTTCAGCCGCTTATCGACCAAGGGCGAAGGATATGGCTTTGGCCTGACAAAGACGGCATCGACGACTGGCGACAGAAGTGTGAGCACTTGCTGAATGAACGGGTGAAGATCACCACCAAGTTTCTCGATGTCTATTGGACTGAAGACGACGGGCCGAAGGCTGACGTGGCCGATATTATCATCCGCCACATGCGACGGCCTGAGACCGTGCGCCGACAGGAGCCGACACCAGCAGACGAGCGCAAGCCGTTGGTATGGGACTCAGACGAGCCATTCCTTGACCCGATAGAAATACTTGATCCGATGGTGCATGAGTGGCGGCAACGGCTGCGACTTCGCTATAACTTCAGAAACAACACCACCCACCTCGGCAACACCCTGACCATTTGCGAGATACTGAGTGAGCATCCAATACTTAAACCATTAATTGAAGATACAGAATGATAGGAGATCAAATACAACTGAACGCTGACGGCACACTTGGCATAGCGTGCAAGGTGCCTGGTGAGTGGCTTCCGCTGTTGCAAGTCATCTGCGACATGCGGGGCACCAACATCAACAATCTGCTGAAGATGTGCCTCCAGTTTCTCATTGAGACGGCGCGGGTGGCCACAGAGCCAAGCCCAGACATGAAGGTGCTGATGCACATGATGCGGGTGGATGCGAACTGGCAGACGATGTTCAAATACTGTGACAACGCCAAACTCGACATTGCTCAGGTGATTCTCGTGCTCCAACAGTCGAAAGACAAGCAGCCGCGTGAGGGCTTCGGACTCGCCATGTTTGATAAACCGTTCATGGGCGAATGCCGACAGACGCTCTGCGTGGATGACATCGTGGAGCGCGTCATTGAGATTGCGATGGGAAAGGATAACTATTGGGACATGCGGCAGATCGCCAAGCACTTCGAAGCTGAGTCTGTGCGCGAGGCCCTAATCAGAATGGTTGACTGCCAAGCCATCCAGAACCTGAACGATGCCGACGCTGGTGAGCTGCCTGGCATGGGCAACGTGGCCGACAATGGCAGAGCCTATAAATATGGCCAACGAACCAAACGCAAGAAGCGGTATGACCCTGACACGCTGCCGGAACAAGTGAAGATTCACTTCACCGACTACGACAATATCGTTGCAAGCGAAGATGCAACCGGCGAGCGAGACATCAATGCCGAGCTGTTACTACTTCGAGGAAAGGAGGCAGACGATGGTACCTGATGATGAGAAGTTTCAGTATGTGAAGCCACGCAAGCCCAGCAAGCCTAATCCGCAACTGGAGCGCGAGCTGGAGGCGCAAGGATTCAGACCACACGGATATGAATGGTGACTATGGCAAAGAAGGACTACCGACGGCGACCTGAGCACCAGGCACTCTACAACTCTAAGCAATGGCACCAGCTGAAGGCCGACACCATCCGCAGGGCTGAAGGTCTGTGCGAACGATGCAAGGCCGAAGGATTCATCACGCCTGGCGTGGACTGCCACCACATCGTACCTTGGGAAACGGGGCGCACGATGGAAGAAGTCAAACGGCTCTTCTTTAATCCGAATAACTTGCGCCTACTTTGTATTCCATGTCATATCAAGACCCACCAGGAACTCATGAGTCATAAGGCTGAGCAAGTGGCAGAGAAAAAGAAACGATCGGCAGAGCGTCGGGCATCGTGGCTCGACCCGAACTATGATGCGAACAAGGTGGATGAAGACCCGAACAAAACCCCCATATAGGGTCATTTAACTTTGAAGCGACTTTATTCCCAAATCCACTTGCCCTTTCATCTGTTGCTAAAGGTATTTTCAGGGTAGCGTTTTTTCCATAAGTATATCATAACTTATCATGATAACTGGCGCGGGGTATATATCCGATACCTACGTTTATAACCGAATCGCATAATAATTAAAAATAAAATTATCCTATGCCAAAGAAAGCAATCATTCCGATTCTGATACCGATGGAGCAGCCAGACTGCTGTGCGCGGTGTCCGCTCATCGGGCTCATTCCGAAGAACCAGCGACAGCCAGGTGTGCGCCAATCCTATGTATGCCTTGGTGTGCTGGGCGAGGCTTTGCCGTCGAAGGGCATCTGGACATCAGCCTCCGAAGCGAAACAGAAAAAGCGTAAGCATCACCGACCCTGCGACACCCGATGGGATGCGTGGGCACAGTTGCCTGGGCGCAAGTTCGGCATGAGCTATGCCCACTATCTGCAATACCGTCTGCCCTACGAACAGGGAAACCAACTGATCATTAAATTCAAGAAGTAAGAAATGGCAAAATTAAAGACGACTCAGGACTACATCGAGGAACTGAAGGGCTCCATCGAGCAGAAGACCAGCGCAGGCTTCGACCCGTGGTTGATGCCGATGCTGCGGGCCACGGCGATGAATATGGTCATACTCGACAAGATGCAAGCGCAACTGGAGAAGGAAAGCATTACAAATTCTATGACTGGCTCGATGGGTCAGCAGAAGATAGACGTGCATCCTTTGCTCGACAAATACGATAAAATGCAGAACACGCTGGTGCGGCAGTTCGAGGCTTTGGGACTGACCGCCAAGGGTAAGACGAGTGCGGGTAGCGGCTCAGACGATGACGACGATCCCGTGCTGAGTATGCTCACAGGAAAATAGGAAACTATGACAAAAGAAGAGAAACAGCAGGCGCATGAGATGCTGCTGCGGAAGATGGACAACCGATTCATCGACCACATGACGGCGATAGACCACCGGCTCTACGAATACTTCTGCAATCTGGCCGACGAACCGAACATGCACAATGGATATGAAATCCTTGGCGGCGGCAAGTTCATCAGACTCGACAACACCTACGACTTCAACGAGCGGCGGGTGCAGCAGATTATCAAACTGCGTGAGGGCGAGTGGCAGCAGGATGAGCGGGGACGGTGGCATCATGTGCGTGGCGGCATCAAGTGCCCTGGCACCGACACGGCGCACGTCTATCGGTGGCAACCGTTCCAGGTGTTCGTGTTGGCGAGCGTCTTCGGCTTCCACACTTGGTTCAATACCGAGGTGCGGGCCATCGACAAGCCTGAGTTGCTGCTGACGGAGCGCGAGCGTGAGGATGGTTTCGTCGAGGACTTCCGACGGCTGTGCAACTACTTCGTGCTCTACACCCCGCGAAAGACGGACAAGACCGGCATGTCGGCCTACATCCAGGTGGTGTTCTTCCTGATGGGCGACTACAACTCGGAAATCTACTGCTGCGCGAATGCCGAATTTCAGAGCCGCATTCTTTACGGTCGCACCACCTTTATGTTGAACGATGCCGACACAAAGAAGCGTTTCGACATGAACTCCAAGCGCATCGCGTGGAAGCCGAAGTTCCACTCTGTGCGCAATGCGATGATCATGCCGCTGACGGCTGGCGGTAAGACGAAGGACGGCCCGTTTGCCGAGTTGGTCAACTGGGATGAGCTCGGATCGTCGGAATATACCAACGGCAAGAGCAATATGATGAGTTTGGTGAACGTGATGCGCTCATCAATGGGTCCACGCCGCGAGGGTCTGACCTTCGGCACGACGACCGCAGGCACCATCAAAAGCGGGCCGTTTATCGACATGCTTCAGGGCTTGCACCACAATCTGTTGCTGGAGTTGAAGTTCGACAGCGGCGAGGAGCAACCGACACTATCGGGCGACCGCCAACTGTGTCTGCTTCTGGAGCCTGACGATTGGGAGAAGTACGACGAGCAACTGCTGTTGAACTCGAAGGAACTGCGCCGCAAGATCAATCCGATGTTGGGCATCACCTGTCAGCATCAGTTCTACGAGGACTCCATCTCGGACATGTACAACGGCAAGATGACCCGCGAGGAACTGTTCTCGAAGCTGTTCAACGTCTATGAGAGTGCCACCACGCAGGAGTGGATCAAGCCGGAGGTGATACGCGGGCTACAGAACGACAAGACGATTGATGACTACACCGCAAAGGGTGGTTGGGTGATATTTACGGGACTCGACTTCAGCCAGGGCGATGACCTCCACACGGCGGGGTATCTCGCAGCGCGAAAGCACCACTCAGGGCAAGGGTATGAACTGTTTGCCGACTTTGACGCATGGATAAAGCAGGACGTGTTGGAGAAATCAAGCATCCGACCATTGTATGAGGAATGGATTCAGAAGGGGTGGTTGCACGTCAGTCCTGGCGCCGTGTTCCAGCCGTCGCTGTTTGTTCAGCGGTTCGACGAGCTGCTACAGAAGGGGTGCCAGTTCCAGTACTTCGGCTACGACCCGTATCAGAGCAAAGACCCCATCAACACGCTGAAAGCCTACCTTCAGGAGAAGGGCGTGGCGCAACCTGAGAAGCATGTGCTGCCCGTTTCGCAGCGCAATGCGTGGTTCAACGCGCCGACCGATGACCTCGCACGCGCCATCAAGTCGCCGATACCCTACATCACCTTCAGCGCAAACCCCATGTGGCCGTGGCTTTTTGGAAACTGCGTACTGTCGATAGATGGTCGCGGTGGCAGTTCGGCAGAGATGGATTTATCAAATAAGAAACCAGTAAAACGAGCACCAGGCTCAGATTCGTGTAAGGTCGATCCTATTCAGACGATTTGCATAGGAATGGGACTGATGACTCAATTTGAAGGACAAAATCATTAAGGGAAATTCCCCCATAATTTCACAAAACTTTCTAATCCTTGCAAAATTGGAAAGAATTAGCAAGAATTATCACGAACTATGACAGAACTAAAACGCAGGGACTTGTCGGGGATTTACATCTTCGACACGTTCCCAGTGGAAGAGAAGCGACAGCCGACGTGCATCGAGGACTGTCAGCCTGAGACGCGGCGCAAGTTGCTGATGACGAAGAGCAAGGAATGGATGCGGGATTGCATCAGGCAGTTG